CTGAATACACGCCAGACAGTGCGCTGGATATTCCTGATACTACGCTTCTGAATGTTTCTACTGCTGAGTCTTTCATGTTTCTCGCGTAGTCTATAACGGTTTCCTTGACATTCTGCCAGGTTTCCGAAGTGTTTGACCTGATATTGTCCCAGTATTCTGACGCATTCTCTTTCAGAGTCTGAATTGAGTCTGATGCTCTCTCTTTCAAATTTTCTGCCGCGTTTACAACAAAATTTTTGATTGATGTCCAGGCTTTTGACGCTGCCTGAGATACAGCGGTCCAGATCCGTGATAAGGTGTTCTTGAATCCTGTGAACATCGTTGTTACTGCAGTAACAAGTCCCTGCGCAAGTGTTGAAATTACCTGCTTGATACCGGTCCATATTGTCTTTGCAGCGTTCTGGATGTTTGTCCAGATGTTTGTTGCGTCTGTTTTTAACTTCTCGAAGTTTCCTGTTACCAGATCGATCAGTAAAATGACCGGCGCGAGAATTGTATTTTTCAGCAACTCCCAGGCGCCCTGTGCAATCGTTACAAGTCCCTGCCAGATGTTCTGCAGTGTATTAACTGCATTCTGCCATAGTGTTGTGATCGTTGTCACAATTCCGGATATAACCGGATTCTGCATCATTGTCGTCCAGATATTTGTAAAGAAATCCGAAACCTGCTGCCAGATGCCGGACCACCATTCCGGAACTCCTGAAAGAAATTCCATCAGTGTGCTCCACGCCTGCGGTATTGTGTCTGTAAAAAACGACACGATTTTTTGTACAACTGTATTTACTGCATCCCGGAACCATTCGCATTTTGTGTACAGCAAAACTAACGCAGCTACGATCGCGGCTATGACTGCGATAACCGGGTTTGCAGCTATAACGCCGAACAGAGCTGTAAAAGCTCCTTTTACTTTTCCAAGTATGCTCGTTATCGTTGTCAGTGTTTTCATTTTTGAAAACAGTCCCGTAATTGCAGATATTCCGGTTGCAACTTTCCCGATCATTATGAGCAGCGGTCCGATCGCGGCCACGATCAACGCAATGGTCGCGACTATCTTTTTCTGTCCCTCACTCATTCCATTGAGCTTTTCAACAAACCCTTGAATAACTTCTGCCGCTTTTCTGATATATGGCATCAGGATTTCTCCGAAGGCAATTGCCAGCTCCTGCAAGGCACTCTGCAAAGTTGTAAGCTGTCCATAAAGATTATCCTGCATGGTTTCAGCCATGTTTTCAGCGGATCCTTTGCAATTATCAATATTTTTTATAAGTTTCTGGTAATCTTCATCTGATGAATTGATTATTGCGAGCATGCCGCTCATGGCTTCTTTTCCAAAGATAGCTGTCGCTGCCTGCGTCTGCTCTGCTTCTGTCATTCCTCCCATGGTTTCACGTAAAAAATCCATGGTTTCACGCAATGACTTCATGCTGCCATCTTCGTTCTGCAGTGCTTTATTGTACAGTCTTACATTTTCTGTGGTTCCCTCCTGCAGCTGAGTCAGTGTTTCGTTTGCAGTCGCAAGCTCTGTTTGCTTTATTTCCAACGTTGCGGCAGCGTTTGAGGCTTCTGTTGACTCAGATCCGTACTTTGATACCGCATCATTGTAAGCCTGCTGTGCTTTATCTGCTGCCAGTGAAGCTTTTTGCACTCTGAGCATTTGCTTGTCAATTTTAGCTTGATCTATAGACGTAGCCGATTCTGTTGCGTAGAATCCCCACTTTTCCATTGCGTCTCCAACATCTTTTGACGGTTTTATCATGTTTGTCAGGGATGATCTCAACTGTGTTCCGGCTGACGACGCTTTGATTCCGCTGTTCGCCATAAGGCCGATAGCGACTGCTGCATCTTCTGCGCTATATCCAAGTGCACCTGCTACCGGTGCAATATACTTGAATGTTTCTCCCATCATTCCAACGTTCGTATTAGCGCTGGATGACGCCTGTGCCAATACATCCGCAAAATGAGAACTATCTTCTGCCTCCATTCCGAAGGCTGTGAGCGCGTCTGTAACAATATCTGACGTAGTTGCAAGGTCTTCTCCGGACGCTGCCGCAAGGTTCATTATTCCAGGGAGACCGTCATACATCTGCTGTGCGTTCCATCCGGCCATTGCCATGTATCCCATTGCGTCTCCGGCTTCTTTTGCAGAGAATTTTGTCTGTGCTCCCATCTCTCTTGCACGTTCTCGCAACTTATCCATGTCTTCCGCAGATGATCCGGATATTGCGGCCACATTGTACATGGAGCTGTCAAAATCTGCCGCAGTCTTTACTGCTGCTGTTCCAAGTCCTGTCACTGCCGCCGTAACCGGAAGCATTTTTTCTCCGGCAGATGTTAGCGACTCCCCTATTTTCCCGGATGTTTCAGAAATCTCGGCCAGTTTTGCGGATCCTGATCCAACTTCATTCTCAAGTGATTGCAGGCTCTGTTCTGTTTCTATAATTGTCCTTTTCAGAGCGTCATACTGTTCCTGGGATACTTTTCCCTCCTGGAATTTCTGCTGTACTTCCCCTTCTTCGTTTTTCAGAAGTTCCAGTTTTTCTTTTGTGTTTCCGATTTCATCAGACAGTGCTCTCTGTTTCTGCTGTAATAGTTCCGTATTCGTAGGATCCAGTTTCAGCAACTTATCAATTTCTTTGAGTTCTGTCTGTGTAGTATTTATTTTTGCATTCAGACCATCAAGCGACTGCTGCATCTGAGTAGGTGCATTCTTCGCTTCATTTTCCAGAGACTTCAAGCTCTCCTCGGTTGCAATGATTTCTCTTTTCAGAGCGTCATACTGTTCCTGGGAGATTTTTCCCTCTGCAAACTGCTGCTGTGCCTGCTGCTCTGCAGTCTTTAAGGTTTCCAGCTTTTCTTTCGTGCTTTCGATTTCGTCAGCAAGTGCTTTCTGTTTCTGCTGTAACAGTTCCGTATTCGTAGGATCCAGTTTCAGCAGATTGTTTATATCTTTCAGCTGTGCCTGTGTGGTCTTTATCTGTGAATTTACATTTTTAAGTGAATTTTGTAGTCCTGTGGTATCGCCGCCAATTTCAATCGTAAGTCCCCTTATGTCGCGGCCTTTGGACAAAAATTATCACCTCCGTTTAGAATTTATCCATATCCTCCTGAGTTGCCATTTTCGGCCATTTATAGTCGTCGTTAGTTTTTTCCGTAAAAATATCCAGGACAAGACCTACTGTCAGAAGGTCTAAATCCTGGATACTTATTCCAACTTGCGCGCACCTGAGAAGGAATAGAGGTGTCGTCATTTCCCGGCTACTTGGTCG